ATGGCAAAGCTGAAATTTACCAAAACGGCACTGCTGGCGCTGCAACCGCCAGAGGCAGGAAGGCGCCTCGCCGTCTACGACACAGAAGTGCCGAAGCTGGCGATGCGGATCACTTCGGCCGGCTCCCGCACCTTCTACGTCGTGAAGCGCGCCGGCTCCTCGATTGCCTGGGTGAAGCTCGGCACCTTCCCCGAGATGACCGTCGAGCAAGCACGCGGCGAGGCGCAGAAGATCCTCGGCGAGTTCGCCACCGGAGCCAACCCAGCCGCAGCGCGTCGCGCCATTCGCCAGGAGCCGACCTTCACCGAGATGCTGGCCGACATGCTCGCGCATAAGAAAAAGCGTGACGGCTCGCCGATCACCGAGCGCACCAGGAAGGACTACCTCGACACAGCGCGACTTCACATGGGGGCCATCGCCAACAGCAAGCTGTCGCACATCACCCGCTCCGAGGTGAAGGCGATTCATACCAAGGCGAGCAAGAAGAGCGCACGACAAGCAGACAAGGCCGTTGCCATCATTTCCTCGGTGTTCAACTACGCCGCCGATCATGAGCATTTCAGCGGCACCAATCCTGCCAGCCGCATTCAGAAGAACGCAGTGGTATCACGCGACCGTTTCGCCCAGGCCGCCGAACTGCCCTACCTGCTCGAAGCTATCGGCGAATCCAGCCTGAGCGACTTCTTTCTGCTGTCACTGCTGACTGGCGCGCGGCGCTCCAACGTGCAGGCAATGGCCTGGCGCGACCTCGACCTCGACGCGCGCATCTGGCGCATCGGCATGACCAAGAACGGAACTCCACAGAATGTCACCCTGCCGCCCGAGGCCGTAGCAGCACTGCATGCCCGCAAGCGCAAAACGGGCACCTCGCAATTCGTGTTCCCAGGAGAGGGCAAGACCGGTCACCTGGTCGAGCCGAAGAAGGCATGGGCCGCGATCCTGCGCCGCGCCAGCCTGCGCCGCCTGCTCGACCACCTGGAAGGCCTCGGCAAACTGACTGCCGAGGAGCGCAAGCAGGCCGACAACCAGATCTCAGCGGCGCCAGCAGCTGCCGAGAAGCGTTATCGCGCCATAGCCGCGGCGCTGGAAATCGACCCGGCGCTGTATGACATGACCGACCTGCGAATCCATGACCTGCGCCGCACCCTCGGCAGCTGGCAGGCCAAGACCGGCGCGTCGATGGCGATCATCGGCAAGAGCCTGAACCACAAGAGCCTGCAATCGACGGCGATCTATGCCCGACTCGACCTCGATCCGGTGCGCCAGTCTGTCGAGACGGCGACGCAGGCCATGCTTGAGGCAGGAGGCGTCAAGCAACCTGCTGAGGTGGTGACGCTGTCGACGATACGCAGAACGAAGAAGAACTAGAGCGCCTGCTTAACCGATTTACCGACCAGCCTAGGGCCACACCCGAACCGTGGACTTCCCACCCACCCACCCACCCGCCTGGCTGGCCGATCTATTCAGGAAGTGGGATCGCCTGGGAGGGCGTGCAATGAGTGACGACGGAAAAGAGCTATCTGCTCCGCGCCTAGGTCTTCGTAGCTTCATCGCGGCTAAAAAATCGCAGTCGGAGCAATTGGACCGACCAAGCCAGTGGAGTCCAGGCGTGAGAGCCCTCTCCGCTGAAGAATATGACCGATTCACGGATCAACTCGCACGGGAGCTACTGGCAACCTGTACCTCTGAGCACATCGCTGTCATCGCTGCCCAGCACATGATCTATGCGGATGAGTTGCAGTGCGTGCTGGCAGAAAATCAGACTGAGCCAGCCAACGTCGTCGAGATTGTCAGCAAGATTGCAACCAAGGTCGCAACTGAAGTCTCAATGACCACACTTGAGGCGCAACGGAAGCATCTTGCCGAGAAGCGAGCGAAAGCTGTCCGTGATTTGAAAAAGGACGTCATGGATCTAGCCAGAAGCATCGCCGCTAAGAAGTGGCATGAAGATACCGAGCAGAAAATAAAGATCGGGGAAATGGCGAAGATGGTGTACAGGGCCCTACTAGACACCGAGTACCGAAAATTGGTTAGCAGCCCAGACGCCGTCCAAAGATGGATTAGACCTGTGGCACCGGACTACGCCAAAAAACGAGGGAGATAACGCCAATCTGACAATCGTAACGAATAATCAAATACTCGTAACGATTGAAATTTTTCTACCGCCTGCCTTTTCAGAACATGACTTCTCCGATTCACAGTCGAAGGAGTCATACCAATGCCCACCACCCACTCCACCAACATCTCGACCATTAAGGCCGAGATTGCCGCCCAGCTCGGTTTCGATCCCAAAAACCCGCCCGTCCACATCGATGACAAGCTGGCCGCCGACGCCCTCGGCGTGAAGGCGACCACCCTCGCCGTCTGGCGCTCTACCGGCCGCTACAACCTGCCTTACCTCAAGGTAGGCCGCCTGGTGAAGTACCGCCTGAGCGACCTCGCCGAGTTTCTTGCGCGCCGCACTGCCAACCACACTGGCGAGGTGCGCGCATGATGAGCTTCCGCCAGTACCGCATCGACGATCACCAGGAGTTCGTGCTCGAGCAGCTGATCCCGCTGATCGTCGGTCATGCCCGCGCCAGCGGTGTGCCGAGCAAGGCCGTCGTCCTGACCTCCTTCATCGCGTTGGCGACGATCCTGCAATGCGAGGGCATGGAGCGCAGCGCGCTGCTTCAGGCCATTGATACTGCGCGCCTCACGGCGCGCGAGGCCTCGGAGGTGTTGCACTGATGCCTGCTCCCATCGATTTGGTCCTCTCGCGCCTGGACGGCGTGAAAGCCACCGGCAGGGGCAAATGGATGGCCCGCACTCCAACCCGCGCGGACAGGACCCCGAGCCTGTCCATCCGGGAACTCGATGACGGCCGCGTGCTGCTGAAAGACTTCGGTGGTGACGACACCGCTGATGTCCTGGCAGCCATCGGACTGACCTTTGCCGACCTGTACCCGGACAGTAACCGCCGCCCCGCCCGGCGCGGGCCGAACGGTACCGCCGTCGAGGTCGAGCGCCGCATCGTCGCCTTCGGCATGTCCCTGCTGGCGCAAGGCATGCAGCTGCCGCCGTCCGATCTGGAGCGTCTGGAAGTGGCCCGCCGCCGCCTCGCTCAACTGGGGGGCCGTGCATGACCGTACAGCAGAAAGACCCCTTCAAGGATCAGTGGACCGAGATCGACCAGCGCCTGGCCAGCACGCCGTCATTCCGCTTCGTCGCGGCCTGCGACATGCCGGTGAACCCCATCGCCTGGCTTATCGACGGCTATATCGAAGCGGACGCGCTCGCGGTGCTGTATGGGCCGCCCGGCAAGGGCAAGTCGTTCCTCGCTCTGGACATGTCGTGCTGCATTGCCACCGGCTTGCCGTTTCATAGGCACGACGTTAAGCCGGGGGCCGTGTTCTACATCGCCGGTGAAGGCCACAACGGCCTGGCGCGGCGCCTGCGGGCCTGGGCTCAGCACAACGACGCGGAGATGCCGGCGCTGCTGTTCGTATCCGAAGCCCCCACCGATCTGGCCAGCGCCAGCAATGCGGAGAAGGTGGCCGAGGCCGTTCATCACCTTGCCGACACGACCGGTGAAAGACCGGTGCTTATCGTTATCGACACGATGGCCCGCAACTTCGGCGGTGACGAGAACAGCGCAACCGATGTGGGGCAGTTCATCCGCAATGCCGACGCGCTGCGCCGGCACTGGAGCGCCACCGTGGTGATAGTTCACCACAGCGGCAAGAACGGCGAGCGCGGTGCACGCGGTTCGTCGGCACTGAAGGGCGCTGCAGATGCCGAGTACGAAGTCAGCCGCAACGATGAGGACAAGCTGATCCGCCTGACCCCGCGCAAGATGAAGGATGCCGAAGAACCGCCGTCGCTCGCCTTCGAGCTGGTCGGCGTGCCGGTACGCGATGACGTCGGAAACCTGGTCGGTGGTGCGGCGCTCAGGCTGGCACAGCATGCCGAGCCCGCCACGGTGACGAAGCAGCTGGGCAAGCACCAGAAAGCCGCGCTGGATGCCCTGCGGCAGATGCACGCGGAGATTGCCGAGCGACTCGCCCGCCAGGGACGGGAGGACCATCCGGTCAATATCCCAGTCGATGACTGGAAAGCGAAATGCGAGGAGAACGGCATTCCGCGCCAGCGCTTCCATGACGCGAAGAACACCCTGACTGAGCGCCAGCAGATTCGTCTCGAAGGGCCACATGTATTTCTTGTCCGTCCGGTCCTGCGCCCCATAGGGGGAACGGACAGGACGGACAGCATTGTGTACATGAATAGCGGACATACCGGACAGGAACCGGACACAAATCGGACGGATACCGGACAGCCCGCCGAGACACCGGAATACGTGGAGTTCTAAGCCATGGCCGCACTGGACTATCTGCACCGGGCCGGCCTGACCGTCGAAGCTGTGGCCGACAAGCTGCGCGTCTCACCGCGCGAGCGGATCACTCCGGAGGCTCGTCAGTACATCACCGACCACAAGGCAGCGCTGCTGGCCGAGCTGGCCACTGCCATGCCGCCCCGCGCCTGGCTCCACCTGCTGGCGCTGGCCGATGGTCGAGTGATCCAGCGCACCGGCGATCTGGGTACTGCCACCGTCGAGGAGGAAGCGCGCCTGCAGTTCGGCGAGGAGCTGCTCGCCGTGGTGGCGGTACCGGGGTTCGAGCGCCTGCTGAGCCTCGAAGAGATCGCCAAGGCACTGGCCGGCACCCTCACGGCGCCAGCAGCACTGCCGCCGCCGTCGAGCGTCTGGCTGGCCCGTGTCGCCCGTCTGCTCGGCACCCGTGCGACCGAGCTGCTGGATCGCGGGTATCTGGAGCAGCGCGACCTTATCGAGCTGGCCGGCAGCGATGCGGCCCAGGTGGCCGAGACGATCCGAAGCAGCCCGACCTGGCTCAACCGTGCAGCACGCCCGGTGCCGCCGGCGAAGGTGATGCCCATCGAGGAAGACGCCGAACCACAGCGCACCGTCCACACGGCCGCCACGGCATCGGCGGACTGGCTGACGGCGCGCGACCAGCTCTACCAGCACCTGATGACCTGCCGGGCCTGCCACGCTCCTGCAGGCCGCTATTGCCCCAGCGGCAGTGACCTGCGCCAGCGCTACAACGACACCTCACAGGAGACGAACGCATGAGCGACAAGCTCAAGATATCCCTGCGCGACGGCGAAACGCCCTCCCAAGCCATGGCCCGTGTGGGCCTGACTCCGGAATGCCTCAGCGCTGTCGTACTGGTAGACAGCAAGATGATGGGCGATGTCGATGTCACCGAGGTCGTGGACGAGCTGCGCCGACAGACCGCCGCGCTCAACAGCGGCGACCTGACCCGCGCCGAGGACATGCTGCTGGCGCAGGCCCATACCCTGGACGGCCTGTTCGCCCAGCTCACCACCCGGGCGCTACGCTCGCAGCAGCGCGATGGCCTGGAGTCCTACATGCGCCTGGCGCTCAAGGCCCAAAACCAGGCCAGGGCTACCCTGCAGACCCTCGCCGAGCTGAAGGCACCCCGGCAGGTCGCCTTCGTGCAGCAGGCCAACATCGGCAATCAGGTACAGGTCAACAACAGCACGACCAGGCAGCCCGCGCGCACGCGGAAATCCGCAAAAGCGCCGAACGAACTATTGGAGGTGAAACATGGCGAACGGTTGGACACCCGAGCGACGGGCGCGGCAGGCAGAATTGATTCGGCAGTGGCAGCCGTGGAAACAGAGCATCGGCCCCAGAAGCTCGGAAGGCAAGGCCGCGGCCGCGCGTAACGCCTGGAAGGGCGGCGTCAGGCCGCTGCTGCGCGACCTGGCTCGTGAGCTGCGCGAGCAGGAAAAGGCGCGCCGCGAGCTGCTGGATTGAGCCTGCCGGCAGTCCTCAGCGCTTGATCTTGGGTCGCTCGTAGCGGGTATGGGCAGTCAGCTTCAGCATCAGCTCCATCTGCCCGACAGCACGGAGAACCTGATAGATATCCAGGCTCTCGATGTTCGTGTGCTGTTTGACGTAGTCGGCCAGGTAGGTCTGCGACTTGCATTCGACCCCATTACGGCGGCAGGCAAGATAGGCGAAGGACTCGGCCTCCAGCTCCATCTGTGCATGGTTCATAGGCAAAGGGCGCGCAGGAATGGAGAGCCGCTCGTCAGAGCCGAGATGCCCCAGTAACAGGTGGCCGAGTTCATGCGCCAAGGTGCTGAATTGCACATTGGGTTCGTGATTCTTGTTAAGCCGCATCAGGTACTCACTGGGCTTCTCGGTCTTTTTCTTCACACCCTTTGTCCGCATACCCATGCTTTCGGGTGGTGCCTGCGTCACCTCGATGGAACCGGCATGCCCCTCACCGCCATCGAAATAGTGATGCTTGATGCCCTTGCGCTCCATCAGCTGTAGGAAACCCTGCATGCGCTCCGCGGTGATCTCGCCGCTGGCCTGGAAGAAACTGACGTCCGCAGGCAGCGGGTCACCCTCGGTATCCTGCACGTCATAGACCAGCGCCACCGGTCCAAAGGGCCACAGGATGAGCAACGGCCGCGCATCCCGCTTCGGGCGCCGATTGAAGCGCTCGCTCCAGTCGAGCGCCGATGCTGCGTAGCTCAGCCCCGGCTTCTGGATCTGCAGCAGCATGGCGTTGAAGGGCGCGAAATTCCTCAGATTCACGACGAAGTCGAGCAGCTCCAGGTAGTCGGCGCTGCTGTGATACAGACGCGAATCGTCGAGCAACTGATCCAGCAGTGAGCGGGCAGCTTCAGATTCGAACAGGTCTTGCTGATGCATCATGGTCGGTCACTTCGTCCTTGAATGGCCCTTGATGAGGATCGGTCGATCAGCCACGGGAGTCGAGCGACGGATGCACAGCGAGCGCTCCGGCCAACCCCGCAGCGAACAGACGGACGATGGGTTCCGGCGTCAGCACCCTGACCTCCTGCCCGGCCGGGATGGTCGGCTGTAACGCCGTGTAGCCCTCGAACGACCAGCGCCACTGGCTGCCGCGCCAGAGCAGCACGCACTCGCCGGCGTGCTCGAGCATGCTGCCGTCCGGCAGCTCGGCGAGCCTGGTGGTCCAGGTGCGCTGGCTGCCGTCCTCGTTGAGGCGAGCGGCGTGCAGCAGGTTGTCGATGGCCGGAGCGGAGAGGTCCTGCTGTTCGGGGAAGGCCCGTGCCCAGGCTTTCTTGAACAGCTCATGCGCCGGGCGACGGCACTGCGCGCAGGGGCGATGGCCGGCGGCGTAGGCGGTCGGCTCGTCGAGGAAGAACAGCTCGGTGTAGCTGTTCGGCATCATCAGTTTGGGGCGCTGATAGTCCTTGAAGGACAGCGCGCAGGTGATCCACGGCTTGACCTTCCACGGGCTGACGATCTGCCGCTCGGCGTTGTGCAGGCGGCCGCGGTTGCCCATAAAGGTTCCGCGGCTGGAAACAGCGTGCAGCTGGCTATAGGGATCAACTCGGTTTTGTAATGGCATGGTTTACGTTCCTTGTGCCGGGGATTATTCGGCCGCCAAGCGCTTGCCGATTGTTTTCTCGATCAATTGCAGCAAGGTCTTCTGCCGCTGTTCATAGAATGCGGAAAAGTCATCCGCACGCAGTGCCTCAACCGGGATGTAGTGGCTGGCCAGTAGCTCGTTCATGCCGCTATCGTCGAGCCGAACCTGTGCGTGTTCCTGCAGCTTGCTCAAGTATTGCGACGGTGCCGTGCCGCCAATCATGCGGTTGGCCTTGTAGGAAATCGGCGTCTTGTTGATGATCGAGTCATATACCCGAGGCGCAATGCCCTGCCTGTCGCACCAGTCACGCGGAAAGATGTGGTGGATGTCCAGCGCCACCTCATCGGCTTCCAGGTCGCGGATGTTGGCTTTCCAGAAGAAGTCCTTGGCACCCTCGCGCAGCACCAGCACATTGATGCCCTTGTAGGCCGCACTGAGGCGGGAACTGAGTGAAGCCAGCCGGTCGATCTGGAAAGTGGCATCGCCGATGGTGCGTGGCGGCTCGGCGTCGTGCTCGATCCAGTTCAGCAGCTCCTCCACATCGTTGGCGATACGGGTTTCTACGGCACCACCATAGAGCTCGCCCAGCACGCCACACCAATACCAGCGTGCGAGCTTCTCGTGGATACGCGGTTCGCGCCAGCGCTCGTGGGCACCGATCAGCGCCATAACTGCAGCGAGTGGCGGCAGCTGGGTGCGATACGGCAGGTCGCGGGTGGACGTCAGGCACTCCTGCTTGAGGAATTTGGCGGCGCGGATGAAGCCTTGTTCGACCTTGTCTGCCCAGTTTTTGTAGGCCGCCAACGGCAGCTCCAGAACCGAGGCGCGCTTGGCACTCACCGGCGTAACCGCCTTGCCGGTCTTGCCCTCGGTCAGGTCGGCGCGGCGCTTCTCCAGCGTATGCAGCATGGTGATGGCCTGGAGGAAATCGGTGCTTTCCACCGCTGCAAGCAGCGGCTCCCCAGCCAGCCGCTTGCGCCGAGAAACTACTTCGCGTTCCTCGCTGCCGAACCAGTCGTCACGCAGGTTGAAGCCATCGGCGGCGTAGCTGGCGGTGACCAGCTCGAACACCGACAGCGGCACACCACCGGTATTGACCTTCTCGAACACCAGACACACCGCCTCCTTGCTGGTTTCTTTCCTCAGCACAATCAACGGGATCTGGTAATCGTTGTAGGCATCCAGCACCTGCTGCTTGAACTCAAAGAAGCGCTGCACCTCCTGCGGATTGAATCTGTAGAGATCCTGTAGCCAGTTCATCGCCTCGAAGATCTCGCCACAGGGGAAGTACAGCTGCTGGCATTCCAGCTCACGGGTCGACAGATCCAGATCCACCTTGCGACCGAAATCGCTGCGCTGCTGGCGACTCGCGTCCACCGCAATGATCGCGTCATCCAGGCGGTCAGCGCCGGCCAGCGCGGTTGGGATATGGATGTAGTAGTAACGCTCAGCGGGCTTACCCTTTTCTGTGCGCGTCTGCACCGGGCCGTCCAGTTTGAGCACCTGGGTCAGGGTGGTCAGTCGCTGCTGGCCGTCGAGAATCAACCGCTCGGGCGCTGCAAGATTATGTTTGGGTACACCTTCTACCTCGCGCATCTGAAAGCGCACCGCACCGCCGGTTTCCAGCAACATCACCGCGCCCACCGGAAACGAACGGCCCAGACTGACCAGCAGGCTGCGCACGTGCTCATCATCCCAGACCCAGCCACGCTGGAAGTCCGGCAACTGAATCTTGCCCTCAACGATGTCCTTGAGGATGTCTTTCAGCGGCAGCTTGGTGCTATCGAATGTGGCCATTTTCTTTCCTTGAACATTCATATGCTGGGGTCTTGCGCTGTAGGAGCGAATTCAACCACTGGTATTTACAGGGCGGCCAGCAGGCTTTGTAGACACTGATCCGCGTAAAGTTCTGACAACATCACACGATCCTCCTGGCAGATGCTCTTGCCCCAGTCGATCGGGGTTAGGTGCTGCTGCATCTGGAACATGTCTTGCGCTCCATTGCAGTGGGTTAAGAGGGTGTCACAGCACTTTATCTATGCAGGGAAACGCCAGCTTTCCCGCAGCCATGCAAGACGTTGCTGCAGCATTGGAATCGCCCGACGGCACCAAAACTCCCCGGACATCATGCCGCTGCTCATTCCGCCATGGGCGAGATGAGGCACCCATGTGTCCTGCCTGGCCACCAGCTTCGTTCCGGTGATAGCGGCATAGGCGCCCTGAACAATCCCTGCCAAGGCCTCTGTTGTGGCAGGCAGCGCGGTATGAGAGAGGGAGTGGCGCATTTCCAGCCACAGGAACAGATCGCCCCTGAGCCCCCATTGGTCTGGAACCGGATCGAACAGATCGGCAACGACAGCCCATGGATCACCAAGGAACATTGCGTCCGGACGCTGCAAGATCCGCTGTAATGCGGGAATGAAGCGCTCTTGCCAGAAAGCTGCCGACGTTCTGAAGTCGAAGTGCTCACCTACCTTGAAGGCTTGTTCTTGCCGGGCATCGGGCAAAAGGCCTGTCAACGCCTGTACCGCTGCCGCCAGCCGGTCAGGTAACTGTGTTGCAGAGGGCTCAGCCACGTCGAGGCTGAACATCTCGATCAGCCGGTCGCAGATAATCCGGTTGCCATCGTAAACGCCGAATAGCGCCGGCTCCTCCACCACCAGTCGGCGAATCAGCCGGGACAGGGATAGCGGACGGGGGGCCAGTATGTATGCCAGATCACCCCGCTCCGGGTTTTTCTCGATAGCGATCTGTTGGGCAGTTTGTTGTTTTTTGAGCGTAACGCGGCGTGTATCGGCGCCCAGTGACAGCAACTCGCCGATCACCGACAGGCTGGCACCATGCCATGCGGCCTGGTGTAAGGGAGCATACCCCTTACCCTCACTGGCCTCGTTCACCCGCTCTGGTGATTGCCGCAGAACCTCCAGCAGAGCATCCCACTGGCCATGAAAGGCCATCTCCGTAATCAGGCTCATACCTTTCTCCGTTGTCGGGCCTTGGGCGTGGCTGCGCGTTGGGCCTGGATGCGCTCCAGCAGCAGGCTGGCGGGTTCGTCGTTGGGGTCTTGGGGGACCAATTCGCCACGGAAGGCCTTGGCGAGGATGCTTTGGGTCAGGTGGTCGATGCGGCTTTTGGCCGAGGCGACCTTGGCTTCCAGTTGGTCGGCGAAGGCGAAGAGCTGTTCGACGCGGCGGACGATTTCGGTTTGTTCTTCACGCGGAGGCAGGGGAATCGGAAAGCCCTTGAACATTGCAATGTCGATTCGCAGCCGTGTTGCCCCAAAAGCCAACTTCTCAATCAGCCCCTTGCAGTGCTGTGAGTTGAAGAAAAACATCAGGTACTTTGGCAGGGCCACCCGCTCATCGACGCTCATCTTTATCACGTCGGGGGTCACCATTGCGGTCCCAATCCCTTGCGGGTATAGGCATGCAGTGCCCGGTGGGTCTCCAAGCTTCGTGACGAGAAGCTCTCCACCGTGAACGCTGTACTCTTGATGAAGCTCTTTCCAGACAGCTTCATCCATGAAGCCCGGCTTTTCCGTCTTGTAAACGCCTTCAGCAACATGCCGAAGAAAAATGATTGGAACCCCAGCATCGCGAAAATCTTTCGCTTTGAAGATCGTTCCGAAAGGGCCAGCACAAATGGCGGTATTGGAGTCTTCGGCGAGACGATGATTCTCTACCCAGCTCCAGCCATCTGGTATTGCAAAAAGCTGATCATCGCTAAATCCAGCGTCTGCCTTGCGTACTTTGAGCCTGCCCGTTTTTGAAGCATCAACCTTCGCAACTTGCTGCTCAGCACTTTCAGCGCATGGATTCACAGCCCGCCACTCCTCCGTCAATCGCCCGGAAACGGCGGCGGCGAGGACGGATTGGCGGAAGCGTTTGAGCAGTGCGGGGATGCCGTCGATGCGGGCTTTGAGGGTATCGACCTGGGCCAGCAGTTCGTCGAGCTTGGCGGCGATGCGGGTTTGTTCGGCAGCCGGTGGCACAAGTACTGAATAACTCTCCACAAATTGCTTGGGTACTCGACGCAGGCCAACTGCCCCCGTCATGTTTGCCGCGCCTTCACGCAGAAAATCCCGGCTTTTAACCACGCCCAACAAGTACTTGGCAGATATGTCGTCGCAGCTTGGGCGCAGTACGAAAAATTCGCTGCTACCAGCGCCAATGCCATTCGGCAGCCCTTCAACAAAGGCCGCCTTGCCGTTTTCAAAGCAAGGCGTGACCTTGGCGAAAATAACGTCGCCATCCTTGAAGTTGGTGTAAGCCTTCTTGATATCGCCCCACGGACGTTCATCGAATCGCAGTTTGTCTCGGAAGGTGGTCGGTGCATGGGACATGGGCACAAAGCCGGCGACGACTTCATCGTCGAATGCCTGCTTGGGATTCAGGTCCGCCAGATCGCCAATACGCGCTTCGGCCCACCCATTCGGCAACTCACTCATCCCCAGCCTCCTGAACCACCGAAAGCCCCATCACCTCCGCCATCAACTGCTTCTGCGCCGCCACTTCATCGCCAGCCCCCAGCGCCTTCATCAGCTCTTCCAGCTCATGCAGGGCTTCAGTCAGTTCGGCCATGGCCTCACCGGCCAGCACTTCCGGGGCAGGCAGATCAGCGGCATCCAGGCTGTCGGCATCCTTTAGCCAGCTGATATCCAGCGAGTCGCCGCGCTCGCGGATCTGCTCGCGGGTAAAGACGCGGAAGCGGCTCAGCTCGCCAATGCCTTCGACGTTTTCGGCGCGCGGGCTGTGGCCGTTGGGGTCGTCACCGTAGGCCTCCTCGAAGGGTTTTAGGTGCGCCGCGCCGAAGGGCGTGCGCTTGCCAAAGCTGGGCATATTGCTGCGCAGGTCATAGACCCATACACGCTGGGTGCAGCCTTGCTCCTGACGCGGGTCGGCCTGCGTGCCTTTCTGGAAGAACAGCACGTTGGTCTTCACGCCCTGGGCGTAGAAGATGCCGGTGGGCAGGCGCAGGAGGGTGTGCAGGTTGCACTTGTCCATCAGGTCGCGGCGCACCTCGGTGCCGACGCCGGCCTCGAACAGCACGTTGTCCGGCAGCACCACGGCGGCGCGGCCGCCGGGCTTGAGGCCGCGGTAGATGTGCTGCAAAAAGGCCAGTTGTTTGTTGCTGGTACGGTAGGTGAGGTCGTCGCGGGTCGGGCCGCCGCCGCCCTTGGCGGTGCCGAACGGCGGATTGGAGAGGATCACGTCGACCTTGGGTAGGCTGGCGCCGGCCTGGCCGAGGGCGTTGCCCAGGTGCACTACGCCTTCTTCGTCGCCTTCCATGCCGTGCAGCAGACAGTTCATCAGCGCCAGGCGGCGGGTGCCGGGCACCAGTTCGACGCCGACAAAGGCGCGGTTGCGCTGGAAGGCCTGGGCCTTGGCGTCGAGGTCGTAGAGATCGTCGGTGTTGCTCTTGATGTAGGCGTCGGCGGCGATCAGAAAGCCGGCGGTGCCGGCGGCCGGGTCCTGGATGGTTTCACCAGGCTGCGGTTTTATCGCACGGATGATGCTGTCGATCAGCGGGCGCGGGGTGAAGTACTGGCCGGCACCGGATTTGGTTTCGCTGGCGTTCTTCTCCAGCAGGCCTTCGTAGAGGTCGCCCAGACCATCCTGACGGGCGCTGAACCAGTCGATGCCATCCAGGCTCTTGATCAGCTGCTCAAGGTGGCGCGGCTCCTTGAGGCGGGTCTGGGCATCGGCATAGATTGCGGCGATCAGCGGGTCCGGGTTCTTGCCCAGATCCAGCAGCATCTGCCGGTAGTGGTCGAGCAGGGTGAGCCCGGACTTGCCAGCAAGGTCCGGCCAGCGCGCGCCATCGGGCAGCTTGTGCTCGAAGGCGTCGTTGTTCTGTACCTGCTCGTATTCCATCTTGATGAACAGCAGCAGCACCAGCTCGGTGACGTAGTCGCTGTAGTTGATGCCGTCGTCGCGCAGGACGTCGCAGAGGTTCCAGAGTTTTTGGACGATGTCGGAGTGGGTCATAACAGTCTTCTCTAATCGGCTCTTGGCGTGAGCCGAATAAGGCGGCTATTCGGCTCACAGGAAAAAGGGTCAATCAGGCGCGTGCCAGAAAGGGTCTTGCTGCCAGTTCTGGGGAAAGCCCATGGCGCGCAGGTCAACTTCCGGGAAGTCGGCCAGCAGTTCATGCAGGCGTTTGTCCCAACTGGTGTTCGGGCTGACCTGGCGCATCAGGTGGTTGAGGATGCACAGCACTGGAAATACCCGGTTGTGCTCGCCAGATTTTTTAAGGTGTTCTGGCCATTGGAATTTGGGCTTTTCCGGTAGTTTGGGACGGATGCCCAGCTCGCGATTCCACAGCCTGGCATGGTGGGCGCAAATATTGCGGACCGTGGTTAGGGTATGTAGCCAGGATTCCAGCAGTGGTGCGACGAGATTCAGGCGCTTGGCGATGGCCTTACGGTCGACGTCTTGCGCCAGTCCTGCATAGAGATGGGACAAATCACCCAAGGTCAGTTCTTCGGTCATCGCCCAGCCGGGCATCAGCTCGGGTTCGCTGTAGGTCAGCGGGTAGAAGCGGGCGTAGCTTTCCTTGGAACGTTGCTCTCGGAGTTGGCTTTTACGTTGCCCGTTAGGGTGCCGGTCTATGCGCTGGCAATCCCGGGCATAGTCGCGCAGGGCACGCTGCTGCTTTTCGCGCACCGTGTTAAGAAGGCGCTGGTGATCGTACTGGCGCTGGAAGTAGCTGGCCTGCAGGTACCAGTGGGCACCACGGCTTGGCCCCATGTGGTTGCTGATTGCAGCGCGAGCGGATACTTCGACCCGCTCGATGGCGTCCATCGCCAACAGGCGCAGGCGGCGGTCGAAGTCGTAGAGGCGTGTCAGGCTGCGAAATCCGGTTCCGGGGCGGAAGCCGTGCTGCGCATCATCGGCCAGCTGGAAAGGCCGCATATAGGGCGTCAGGCGAAAAAAGCTCACCGCTTCGAGGAAGTTGCGTGCACGTGCTTCGTCTTGAAACTGTAGGCCGCGCGTCTTGAGCAGAGCGATCTGCTGAGCGACGTCGATGGGCGGGCTTGTCGAAGGTTCTCATACGACAAAACCTGCAGGCATAAAAAACCCGCTCAATTTGTGCGTAACTGCCGAAGCGGTCATAGGCATGGCGGGTGTATTGCGCGCAAGACTATGCACCCGATGCGGGGTTTGCAAGTATTTTTGCGCTTTATTGATAACGGTTTTCAACTGGCTTGCGTCCATAGATGGCCGTTGAGCGTTTCAAGCACCACCGCGAGGTTGCCGCCCAGCCGCTTATCCAGTTGCTTGCTGCCGCCATCGTTCTTGAAGGCTTCGCCGATCTGCCGGTCGTCGATTACCACTTCGTGCACCAGTTGCTTGGCCAGGCGATCCAGCCATTTGCGTTGCAGCGCAGTCCAGGGTTGCAGCGTGTAGATGCGCTGCATGGCCTTGGCCACGCGCTGCTCGAACGGCAGCAGGGCTTCGCCAATGGCGGCCTGGCGGATGAAGCCGACGATGCTGGCGGCGATTTCCTGGTTGGTCTGGTTGCGCCAGGCGCTCTGTAGGTTCACTTCGCTGTAGCCGTGCGTATCGAGCAGCAGGCGGACTTCGCGCAGCTGTTCGCGGGTCAGGTCTTGCGGGCGGTTGACCACCACGCCGAGGGCCACCGACTGGTTGAGCTGGTTTTTGATGAAGTCGTGGAAGCTTTCCAGGTAGTCGGCGGGCTTCTGGTTGGCGCCGTAGTTTTGCTCGCGGACCAGCAACTCGTCTGTGTGGCCGGAAATGACCGGGTAATTCTCTGAGCCAAGCAGGGCATTGACCGAAGCCAGCTGGTCGAGCAACTGGGCGTGCTGGTGGATGAACTGCGCGGCCTGCTGCGGGCCGAGTTGGTGCAGGTGCTGGTGCAGTTTGTCCGGCGCCACGCCCCAGCTGTCTTCCAGCTCACTGAGCTTGTGCTTGAGCGTGGGCTTGTCTTCGGCCTTGTGGCTGGCCTTGCGCAGGATGCGCATCACGCGCTGGCTGAGCTGGTCGAGCACGTCATGGGCATGGCTGGTTTCCGGCAGGTTGCCAGGGGCGTCGAGGCTGGCCGGGTTGCTCAGCTCGCTGACCAGCTGCTGGAGGCTGACGTTGGGGTCTTTGACCAGCGGCTTCATGGTGTCGACCGCTTCGAGGCTGGCGTAGAGGTCGACCGGGTCGTAGATGTTGAACACGGTTTTGCCGATCTCGTCGCAGCGGCGGGTGGCGCGGCCCTTCATCTGCTCATAGAGGATGCGTGAGCGGACCCGGCGCATGAACACCAGATGACAGATGCGCGGCACGTCGATGCCGGTGGTGAGCAGGTCGACGGTGATGGCGATGCTCGGGTAGCGCTCGTTCTTGTACTGGCGGATCAGCTGTTCAACCTTGTCGCTCTGCCCGGTGATGATCTGCACGGCGGCCTGGTTGTAGTGCTCGCCGTGGACCTCCTTGAAGGCTTCGTCGAGCAGGTTTTTGACCCGTTCGGCGTGGGCCTGGTTGACGCAGAAGATCATGGTTTTCTCGTCGCCCAGCGGGTCGAGCTCCTGGGCCAGCTGTTCGCAGATGACCTTGTCGAAGCCGGGGGTGATCACGCGACGGTTGAAGGATTCGATCTCGAAGTCGAGTTCGTCCTCCAGTTCGGCGGTATCCACCTCGCCGGTGGCGGTGTTGATGATGCTGACACTGTCGCCCTTAGCGAAGTGGATGCCGCTCTGGCTGAGCAGGGTCTGGTAGCGGATCGGCGGTTCGTGGTCGATCAGCCAGTCATCGGCCACCGCTTCGCGGTAGCTGTAGGTGAACACCGGGGCGCCGAATACTTCGCTGGTGTGCTTGGCCGGGGTGGCGGTGAGGCCGATGCGGCAGGCGTCGAAGTAGTCGAGCACGCGGCGGTATTGCGACAGGTACTGGCTGAAATCGCGGATTGCCAGCTCGCCTTCGGTCATCTCCTTGTCGAGGATGTAACCGCGGTGGGCTTCGTCGACGATGATGCAGTCGAAGGCATCGATGGGCGGCGGGTTGTCCGACTGGAAGATGCGCCGGACCATGGCTTGTACGGTGGCGACCTGGATGCGTGTTTCGGCCTCGGCGGCCATGTCACCCAGTTCCTTGATGTCGTAGATCTGCGCCAGGGTGTGGTTCTGCTCCAGCGAGGCTTCGTGAAAGGCTTCGATGGCCTGCTGGCCGAGGGCGCTGCGGTCGACCAGAAAGAGAATGCGGCGGAAACGCTCGGCTTTCAGCAGGCGGTACATCAGGCCGATGATGGTGCGCGTCTTGCCGGTGCCGGTTGCCATGGCCAGTAGGCACTGGCGGCGGTTGTTGGCCAGGGCCTGCTCCACCGCCTTGATGGCGTTTTCCTGATAGTCACGCAGTTTCAGGTAGGCGAAACCTTCCTGCGCAAGCTTGGCCTCGGCCTCTTCACGGCTGCGTTTGAGCCAGTCGAGCAGGCCCTCGGGCGTGTGGAAGTCCTGTAGCGCACGAGGCAGATTGGCGGGGCTGCGCAGGTCGCGGAACCAGATGCCGGACTGTTCGGCGAGTTGTTTGACATAGGGCCTGCCGTTGCAGGCAAATGCGAACGGCACCTGGAAGTGGCCGCCCTGGCCGTCCGCCCAGCCGCTTGCCGGGCCGGCGGGCTGCAGATCACTGCTGATGGTCAGTTGGCGGGAATAGCGTTCTGCCTGTGGGATGCGGCTGGCGACATTGATGCGCTGGCGCTTGGCCTCGACGATGGCGACCGGGATCAGGCCGGCAAACAGCACGTAGTCGGCGTCTTCCTTCGGCTTGCTGGTCGGCCATTCTGCGATGGCTTTGTTCTTGCCCTTTTCCGGGCGCGCGCCCTTGCTCCAGCTGAGATCGAGGGAGTCGGCCTCCCAGCCGGCATCATTGAGTTGCTGGTCGATGAGGATGCGGGTCAGATCCTCGTTGAGATCGAACTGGCTACTGGCCTGCAGGGTTTTCTGGGTGACCTGTTGGCCAGCCTGCGGTTGGGCAGCCAGCTGTTGCTGCAGTGTCTTGAGACTTTGTTCATGTTCGTTGCGCAGCTTATTGAGTGCAGCTTCGTGTTCGGCAGCCAGCTGCTTGTGGGTGCGCGACTCGGCATCCATCTGTTCGGCCAGTACGGCATATTCCTCGGCCTCGCGCTTGAGCAGGCCAGCCAGTTGCTGGTTGTTCTCTAGTTGCTGGCTGGATTCGCTCAACTGGGCCTTCAGTTGCTCGATCTGGCTTTGTAGGTCGCGCAGTGGAGCACTGGGGTCGCTGGGGATTAAAAAAGCGCCGGCTTTGAAGGTGCTGCCGGCCTTGCCGAATGCCCTGTGGTACCAGATACACAGTTCGCGGGCGACCTTGAGCCCGTCCAGCGCCTCACGGTGCTGGGTGCGGAACTGGTGGGTGGCCTTGTTGCCTTCGATGCGCAGGGTGTGGAACAGGTTGCGAATGTTCTGATCCAGCTGGATTTCGCGGCTCAGCTTGTAGAGCAGGTCGGCCTGGCTGGTGGTGGCCTCAAGCTCGATACCGGCTCGACTGGCCAAATCCCGGGCCAAGGCTTCGCCGAGTTGACGCAACTTGATCAGGGTGGTGTTGGGATCGCTGGCGAAGACCTGCTCTGCCGCGCAGGCGAGCTGGAAGAACACCGGGTCGTGTTCCTTGAGGAAGGCGAAGTTACTGCTCTCGGCCATGTTCCATCCCTTGAAGTCATCCCCCGGTCATCCGGGCTTGGCGGTGCTATGGGAGGGATGATGCCAGAACACTGCCCGCCGGGGGGCTCGGGATAGAGGCGCACAACTGCAGCTTCGCGGAGGGGGCGCTGGTTCGCAAAGAGCTGGTTCGCACGGAGAACGTGCCTGATTGGCTCCGGCAGCGATGGGAAATCACTACGTGGCGGGGCTGAGCAGGCTGTCTTGAAGGGGATACTTTGCCGTTCTGGTGTTAGCCCGGTGTTAGCCCGCCTCAGGAACGAAAAAGGCCCGCATTGCTGCAGGCCTTGATCTATATGGTGCCGGCACCAGGAGTCGAACCCGGGACCTACTGATTACAAGTCCGCGCCAACGTGTAGGCCCGCCGGGCAAAATGTCCTAAGGCCCTTATTTTCAAAGATATATAGCGATATGCGCTGGCCATTTCGATACCGGGTGTGGACGTTATGTGGACGTTACGTTTGCGCCTTTCTTTCGTGACGCCACAAAAGCTTTCACAGTGTGCAATACGCCCCTACTTGCTAAGGCCCGCGTGCCTGCTGGGCTGCGCCTGTCCTTTCACCACCCACTCCGTTTGCATTAAAAACACACGCAAAGCCCGTCGGCGGGAGGGGGATAAGTGCGTTTTGAACTGCGTTTTATCTTGTGCGGCACTTTTTTGCAGTGATCTATTGCGGTGTGTACTGTGTGTATAAAATTGCTTGATCAAATATGATCAGTGTGTAGAATACACACCATCGACAGGCGGAAAGGAGGGCCGGATGCGAAGTAGAGAGGTGATAGAGCTGATCGAGGCGGATGGGTGGTACGAGGTGGCGGTGAAAGGTAGTCACCATCAGTTCAAGCATCCGACAAAGTCAGGCCGGGTGACTGTTCCACACCCCAAGTCAGAGATAGCGGTAGGAACGCTTCACAACATACTGAAACAAGCCGGCCTCAAGTGAGGCCGGCAACACCTCTCAAGTGTTCGGCCCGTTGTGTTACCGGGACTGCGCAAGCCAGCCCCTTAGCTAAATCGTTAGAGGTTAAACAAATGAAATTTCCAGTCGTACTGCACAAAGACGCTGATTCGGACTATGGGGTGACCGTGCCCGATGTACCGGGCTGTTTCTCAGCAGGCGCCACTGTCTCGGAGGCTCTGGAAAACGCACAGGAAGCCCTGGCACTCCATTTTGAAGGTTTGGTGGCTGACGGTGACGCGCTGCCCCAAGCGCAAGAAGTAGACGTGCATATGGGCAATCCAGACTATGCCGGCGGTGTATGGGCGGTGGTCGATTTCGATGTGACGCCCTACCTGGGCAAGGCGGTTCGGTTTAACGCCACTCTGCCGGAGAACCTGCTGCACCGTATTGATGATGTGGTGAAGAAAGATCACCGCTACGCCTCACGCTCTGGCTTCCTGGCCACAGCGGCATTGCGGGAACTGACGGTGGCATAAGCCGACAGCAGGAATGACGAGGGCGCCTAATGGCGCCCTTTTTCGTTATGCCGTAATCGGCTTCAGCTTCCCCGCCAGCGCCTTCGCCGTCCCAGCCTTCGCAGTAAACCCACTCGCATCGCCTGGGCTCGGCGTCGGCCCGGGCTGGTGGGTGTGCCCGGCCAACTGCGTGTTCATCGCCTCCACCAGGTCGAGCAGGTCGCACACCACCTGGAGCAGGTTGACGCCTTCGGAACCCAGCCACGTCTTCGGCGCGATGCTGCGGCGGATGCCCTGGATGCGTTCCTGCATGTCACCGCCGATCGTGGCGTTGTGCTTCTGGCCCACCACCAGGTTGAGGTCGCGCCCGGTGGCCTGGTGCAGGTCGTCCACCGCGGCGAGGCTGGCGGATCCGCCGGATAGCAGCTTGAGTGCGCCCAGCGCCTCCACTTTCTTGATACCGCCCACCGATTCGGTGGAATGGTCGTCCACCCCCACCGTGTGGTTCTGGTAGCGCTCGGTGTTGTCCAGGGCTTCCACCTGGCGCTCCACCGCCTTGTCCTCGATCTTCCCGTCCGTCTGGCGCAGCCAGTTGCCGTCGGCGTCCACGCGCTGCTGGCAGGCCTCGCTGTGCTGCCACACCTGGTCGCCTTTCGGCACGCGCGGCAGGCTCAGCCCGTGCGGCAGCACGGTCTGGATGAATGGCTTGTGGGGCAGACCATAGGCGAAGCACACCACCACCACCGTGCCTTCCTCTGCGAAGCCGAAGAAGCCCGCCTCCTGCCCACCGTTCGGCGCCGGCAGCGGCACGCTGGAGAGAATCGGCAGATCCGGATCGGGCTCGCCGTCCGACAGCAGCACCTCCACATCCACGGCGAAGCGCGGGCGGAAGTCATCGCACAGGCCGGGCACCGCCGGCGCATCCGGAACCGCCACCACGCGGCCGAAGCGGGGAAGGTGGTAGCCGCCGGTCAGCTCGGAGAATTGCCGCTCTACGCTGCGGCGGATTGCGTCGTCCATCGGATGGCCATCTTGTTGTCGGCGAGCGTCACGCTGGTGATCCGCTCGCCCTGGTTGATCGTTGCACCAGGGCGCAAGCCGGGCAGGGCCGCGATCATGGCGCTCTGGTTACCCTGGTAGCCGTCGAACAGCTCGACCGGCAATTGCAGCGGTGCTCGAGCACCGAAGAAGCTGTCCGCCCAGCTGCCGGCGAACAGCTCGCCGTCGCCCTGCTGCTGCCAGATGAAGTCGGGGATGTTGAACACGCGGGCCAGACTGTCCATCGCCTGGTACCCGGCGGCCAGGCTGTAGAAGAAGGGCGCCTTCACCTTTGCATAGGGCCGCTCGGGCACGCGGAAGCGCAGCCCCGTTTTTTCGCTGATGGCAGCAAGCACCATCGTCATGTCGACATGGCGAAGGTTCATCGGCATGGGGTTCGCCAGGATCGCCGCCAGCTCTCGACACATCAGCACCTGCTGAACACTGTTGGCCGCGGTGCAGCGCTCCACGTAGCCGATGAAGTGGCGCTGCAGCGTTGCCTCGTTGTAACCGATGTCGAGCGTCACCAGCCCCTTCACCGGGGCATCGGCCTGAATGGTGAACGAGGCGCGGCCAGGGCTTTTCAGCTCCAGTCGCACCTCGTCCTTGACCAGCGGGAAAGCGGTGCCGCCGATGGTCAGCACCTTGTGCAGTTTCATGCTCATGAGGAACCGCCCAGGTAGTTGTCCAGCTTCTTCAGCGTCGCTTCGAAGCCGGTGAGTTCCTGTCCTGGTGCAGCTGCTCCATCGCCGGCGGCGGTGCCTGTCGAGCTGACCGCCTGCCCGGGCGCGGACTGGCTGGTGACCGCGTTGGGCTGGCGGCGTTTCTCCACCCGCTCGGGGTTGGAGAGCTTTTCCGCCAGGGTGAACTGCACTCGCCACGCGGCCAGCGAATCGTCTTCACGCGCGCTGACGCCATCGGAGAACTGCACCTGGCGCACGCCGAAGGCCGTGGCGGTGTCGTTGACGATGCGGTACGTCTTCAGCTGGCCGCCGCCTTCGGTGGCCTCGGCCAGGCGCATCAGGTCGCGCAGCTGCACCTGGTCGACGAAGGGGATCATCAGCGAGACGGTCAGCGTCTTCGGCTTGAAGCCCTTGTGCGCCGCCGTGCTGTTGCTCGTCTGCCCGGACATGTCGTCGCTTTCGATGCGCAGGTTGGCCGTGATCTTCAGCCCCTTGCCCTGCACCTTTTCACCGTCGAGCAGCAGCGTCATAGGCCCACCAGCTCCCGTACAAAGCTCAGCCCATCCAGCGAGCCCACCAGCAGCAGGCCCGCGCTCAATACCCATTCATGCCCGGGCGCATCGCCCTCGAGCAGCTGCCGGCGCAGCTCGCTGGCATCACCAGGGCCGATCAGCCGGGCGCGCATGCTGGTGTCGGCGCTACCGTTGGCCAGCAGTGCCTTCAGGTCCGCCAGCTGCTGGTCGCGACCCTGCTGTTGGCTGGCCTTGCGGCTGGCCAGCGCGGCGAGGTCCGCCATCGGCGAGCTGTCGGCGGCGTAGCTCTCCAGCACTGCCAGCTGGCCGGCGATGGATTGCTTGGCCGCCTTGGTCACCGTGCAGCGCTCCAGCGGCAGCGCGCCCCAGCGGGGCAGGGGGCCGGCGCTGGGCATCTCCCACTTTTCCGCCTCGAGGCGCGACAAGTGCCGGGCACGACGCTCGGTGCGTACCAGGTCAGGTACCGGCAGCAGCGCATTGAAGCGCGACAGGGTGTCGGCCAGCTGGTCGAACCGGGTGGAAAGAAACAGCAGGGAAAGGGCGTACTGCGGGCCGCTGGGCTTGCCCTGGTCGGATGGGTCCACCAGCTTGCCGGCGAGCTGCTGCAGCAGGTTCGGCGCCGACAGGAAGCGCTGGTTGCCGCGCCCCTGGCCGATGCCGCTCTGGAACGGCGTCACCGCCAGGCACGCAGGCGCCTCGCCCAGCTGGCTGCCCAGCGCCGCGCGCCCGGTGGCGATCGCGCCGGCGGCAGCACCGCCGACCGGTCCCGGATTTGTGGTGGCCAGTCCGTCGAGCCCGGCGAGCCGCTGCGCCGTGCTGGCCAGTTCGCCGCCGGCGAGTGTCTTGGCGTCGTCAAGCTCTGCCATCCACTGCGTGGCCTGCTCGGGCCAGCGCATGGTCACCGGTGCCCAGGTCATACCGGTTCGGCCTCCAGTGCCATCACCTCGGCGAACGCCTCGGCATAGGCCGCATCGAACTGGCCGCGAATGTCGATCGCCTCTATTTCGGCCATGGTGCTGGCCGCCAAAATGGCGGTTTGCACCGTGCGTTCGCCTCGGAAGCAACCGCGCACATGCGCGGCGACCGCCGTGGCGATCGGGCGAATCTGCTCGAGGGTTACCACCTGCCAGCCGTTGGCCGCTTTCCAGTCCGTGTCGGGCACGAGGCCCGATTGCAGCGTCACGAAGGCGCTCGACAACTGCGCCTGGCTTTCGCGGTCGGTCAGGATGTGCAGGCCGCCGGGTAAGTCCAAGCCGCCCGTTTCAAATCCGAAACGGTACGCGGCCAGCTCGCCGAGCATTTCCGGCTGATTTAAACCAACCACCAACTGGTCGGCCTCTACCTCATTCGCCGCATTCCACTTGGCGTCATATTGGCGCTGAGTATGAATTACATGCGCGGCGCCATCTTTAAACGATACCAGCTGATACATAAGCGCCTCCTTTAATCGACACGGAAGAATGACCCGGTATAGACATACATATTAGAAGCTAAGCCCACAGCAGCATGGTCCCGGCGGTTTTCGGTGCGCCGATTGTTGGGTATCTCCGTCCATGTATTCGCGGCGGGGTCATACATAAGTAGACTGCCGCCATAACTACCATCAGCGTTGTTACCACCGTCAACATAGAACCGGCCATTTACCGCAGCGCCGGCGGCGAGGTATTTTTGCCACGGCATGCTAGCGCGCTGGGTCCATTTATCCGTCCCAGGATCATAGGACCACACATCTTTCTTGGCTGTAGAGCCGGAGCCTCCATCCCAAATACCGCCCGCTATATAGAGCTTTCCGTCCAGCACCGCAGACGCCGCGTCGTATCGCTCCGTACCATTCGGCGGGCTAGTTTTCGCTGTCCATGCGGCGGTAGCGGGGTTGTATTCGTAGAGGGATCGAGTGCCTGTATTCGAACTCCAACTACCCTTGCCACCAAAGAGATACAGTTTCCCGCCTATAGCCTGCAAAGATTGATAAGTGTATCCACCAGGAGCTTCGCCGAGACTAGCCCACACATTCGTTAGCGTGTTGTATTTACGCAGCGTCACCGCTCCGTAATACGACGCTGCTGAAACTACATATATATCGGTGCCAATAACAGCCACGGCTTTAGACGAATAAGTCGCGGCAGGGGCATTTGCGAGCTGCACCCATTGATTTAATGAAGGCGTAAACTTCCAGGTTTCCATTTCCTGATGCCCACCCGTCAGGTACAGAACACCATCAACCTCGGCCAGCATCGCGAAGTTAGTGATACTTGGACCGCTGGCCAGTCGGGTATAGGTGCCTTGCAGTTGCGGGGCGGTAACAAATCCAATGACGGACGACCACTCGCTTTCGCCGACCTGCGCGCCGCGATATTTCACCCGCACGAAATAGGCGGTTTCCATCGTTAAGCCGGCGGGCTTGTAGCTGGTGAGCTGCGATACCGACCAACCACTATCCACGACCACAGTCGAGAAGTCGGCCACAGTCGAAACCTGCCAGCGGCTCGACTCATGCGTATCCGCGCCGCCCGAAACACTGAATGCGTCCGCGATAACGGTCAGGCCGGTGCTGACGTTAACGGCGCCGTCCAGCGGGCTGGTGACTGTTGGCTTGCGGATGTAGATCGTCGCCGTGTTAAACGCCACCGCCGACGACCAGGCCGATACCAGCGTCGCGCCGTGGTACTGCACGCGCACGTAGTAACGGGTAGCCGGGTCCAGGCGCGCGCCCGCAGCGGCTAGGCTGATTGCCGTCAGGTTGTCCGCGCCCTGCTGATCGAATACAAGGTCCGTGAATCCGGTATCGCGTGCGACCTGCCAGCGGGTTGCGGCGTGGCTGTCGTAGCCGGCCGGGTACGCGACGAAGGGCGACGCGGCCAGGTCAGGCTCGAACGTCACGTTCGTGGCCCCGGCTGTCGGCGACAGAATTACCGGCTGGTCGATGGCGGCAGATCCCACCGGCACCTTGAACGTCGCCTTCGCCGCGCCTCGGCGCACCTCCAGTGTGGCCACCCCCTCCGGCGCTTCGGCGGGAACATCCAGCGTCATCTCGTCGCCCGCCAGCGTCACGCTACCCACCGTGCTGCTCGCCTGATAAACCGCAAACGCATCGAAATCGGTGATCTGGTACGTGTTCGAGCTGCCCGGGTAGACCAGCACCGGTCCGTCCAGGCTCACACTCTGCGGTGGGTTCCAGGATGCCGCGTCCACCTTCTTTTCCAGCTCTGCCTGCAGCGCGGCGATCTGGGTATTCATCGCCGCGAACTGCGCTGTGAAGTCGAACTGCCAACTCGCCGCCGGCACGTCGATCCCGGTCAGGCTCTGCGCCCCGTCATACTCTAGGACGATGTTGCGGGTCAGGTTGTTGCCGGTCTGCAGCGGCGGCAGCTCGCGGCGCTTCTGCTGCCGTGGCACGTAGGCGGCGATCAGCAACACGTCTTCGGTCGTCTGCAGCCCGATCCAGTTGAAGTCGAAGTCGCCGATGTTGGTGCCCATCAGCAAGCTGTAGACCACCTGGTTAGGGCTCAGGTAGCCCTCGCGCGTCAGCTCGCCGTTCGGCCCCGCGGCGCCGTCGCGGCTGATGTCCACGCTGTAGACGATCTGCTCAGCCGGCGGCAAGCCGGCCTCTCGGTCGACGGGCTGAGTGGTATCCAGCCCGGGCAGGTAGGCCAGTACGAAGCGCGCGACCTCGAGCGGTTGGCGGTCGGCCTGTTTCTGGGCGATCAGGCGTTCGCCAGCGATGGTGATGCTTGCCCCCATGGGGAACTCCTTCAGCGGGTGACCAGCGTCATCTGGTCGTTGTTGAATTCCAGCGAGGCCACCGAAACGCTGACCGCCTGGGTGGTATCGAACCGGGCGACCAGGGTCAGCTGGTCGCTATTGATCTCGGATGCCGCCAGGCGCAGCACGACGGCGGATGTGCCGACGAACTCATACCGCCGGCACGTGCGGCCGTAGTACTGCACAATCACGCTCAGCAGCTCAGGGTTCTCGGAAAGCTGCGAATCGCTCAGGTGCAGCTGCACCACGTCCCAGTCCCGATCGGGCAGGCGCTCCTCGATGCGCACGTAGCCCACGCCCAGGCGCTGCATGATTCGCTTGAAGCCCGCCACGCTGCCGGCGTCCACTGCGTTGACAAAGGCATGCTTCACGCGCAGGCGGTACAGCGTCTCGGGCTCACCCTTGAAGCGGGCGATGTCCCGCTGCCAGGCCAGCAGGTCCAGGATCGTCAGGTGGCAGGTGTCCGCGTCCATCTGCAGCAGGGGCCAGCGCAGCCAGCCTCCCACCTTTGCCCACCAGGACGTGGCCGCGGCCTTGAGCTTCGTCAGCTCGGTACCGGCGAGCCAGAAAGGCAGCTCGAGCTTGATCATCGGCGCACCTCGCCGGGGAACTTCGCTGCCCGGCACCGGTCATTGCCAGTGACGGCCGGCCGGTCGGACGCCCCTCCCCATAGGTTTTCGCCGGTCGCCGTCTTTCCTCCCTTACGCATTCACCACCTCCAGGCTCTGGATACGGGGAATGCTCAGCTCGGACACGATGTCCGTGTTCGCAAAGTCCAGCGACTCGATGCCCGCAAACTGCTGATGCAGCTCCTCGCCCAGGCGGCTGAAGGAAAAGCGCGCCTGCGGGTAGGTCAGCGTCGGTTGGTAGTCGCGCTGGGTGCTCTCGCGGAAGGCGGCTCGAACAAACAGCTCCACCTCATCGCGCAACGTTTCGCGCTGCGTGGCGGTCAGCGTCGAGCGCGGCCAGATCGTCAGGCTGATGTCGTGCAGGGTTTCCGGCATCGCCATCACCAGCAGGTCATCACCATGGCCGTGGTTGCCGGCATCGCGGATATGCGCGTTGATCTGCGCCAGGTACGTCTCGGCGGGCACGCCGGCTTCGAACAGCACGTAGGCATTGGCGCTGCCGGGGCCGCGCGGTGCGCCGTGCTCGAAGTACACGCCATCAGGGCTTACGCCCGGGAAGGCGGCGATCAGCGCCCGGTACACCGCATCGGTGTGCCACTGGTTCACCGCGGACCACTGGTTACGCACACGCAGGCGCAACTGGTCGTCGGGCTCCTGATCGGCGCCGGGCTGCGTCAGCCAGCCGTCGGCATTCACCACCTGGACGATGCCGGGGATCGGCTCCGGCAGGATCGCGTAGTAACCGGGCGCCAGGTTGTAGCCGCTGCCAGCATCCTGTGCCCTGGCGGGCACGCTCGCCTGCTGCTGGCCATCGACAAAGCTCGCCGCCGCGGTGGTCACCAGCACATACACCGTGCCGTTGATGGGGGCCGACTGCACGCGGGTGCCGGCGGGCACTTCCAGGGCGCCGTCAGGCGTGCCGCGGGTCAGCAGCAACGTACCGACCGCGCGGGTCGCGGGCTTACGCTCCACATTCACCGCCCAGGCCAGCATGTCCAGCCAGGCGCCGGTGGCGGTTTTCACGAAGAAGTTCGGCAGTACCGTGCCGCTGACGAACTCCAGCAGCCACAGCACGGGCTTGGTCACCAGCGCGGTGACGACACGCCAGAACGGCGAGTACGCGCTGGTGTTGCTCAGCTTGCTGCCCTGGGCGGTCACCTCACTTTCCCAGGCTTGGCGCAGGCCCGCCTCGGTGGTGGGGATGCCCGCATCCATCAGCGCTTGTTTGAAGTCCACGTCGCTCACAGGGCCACCTCGATGCTGCCGAATTTCAGGGTCTTGGCGGTGACCAGGTACTGGCCTGGCTCCACCTGGGTGATCAGTGCGGTGCCGGGTACCAGGCGCTCGTCGGCCTCCACCAGCAGCTCCATCTGCTGGATGCAGTCGCGCTGGCGCAGCCGGTCGCGCTCGGCCACCAGCGTCACCAGCAGGCCGCTGTCGCGGATCATGTGGGCGATGTCCTGGGCGATGCTGGCGCGGTCGTCCACCAGCAGCGGCTGGCGGGACAGGTCCAGCACCAGATCGTTGTCGGCGATCAGCAGGTCGATGTAATCGCTCATCCGCCCACCGCCATGCCCAGCATGTTTTCCAGCTCGAGCGGGCTCATCGCCTTGCCGGTGTGGATCTCGACTTTCTCAACCCGGGTGCCCTTGTCCTGGTTGCTGGTGTTCTGAATGCTGGTCAGCAGGCCGCCCGGCGGCACCGCGTTGGCGCGCTGCGGCGCAAGCCCGGCCAGCGGCTCGTTGATGCGTTGCTGGGTCTGCTCGGCCTGCGCGGCCGGCATCGGTGCGAGCACCAGGGGCGGTGCGGCTGGCGTGGTGGACGGCAGCGCCTGGCGCATTGCACGGTCAATCGCCGGCGTGCTGGGCGGCTGTGTCGCGGTCAGCGCCGGTACTTCCGGCATGGCGCCAAGCTTCGCGTCGATCTCCACACCGGGGATCTTGTTCAGCATTGCGATCAAGCCATTGATGGCGTTGTGGAAGATCGCGACGATGCCGTCCCAAGCGGCCTTGGCCATGCCACTCCAGCCGCCCATGGAGGCGAACCAATCGGAAAGGGCGGTCAGCTGGGCCGATACCCACTGGAAGGCGGCGGTGTTCATGATCGCCGCGGTGATCTCGTCCCAGTAGATGATCGCGGCGCCGATCGCCACGCCCAAGGCGATCAGCCCTACCACCACCCAGGTGATCGGGTTGGCCCACAGCGCTGCGTTGAACAGCCAGGCGGCGGCGGTGGCGATGGTCCACACCGCGGACAATCCCAGCCAGGCGGTCTTCGCCAGCGCCACCACGAAGGTGATCGCGCCGATGCCGGCAGCCAGGCCGAATACCACTAGCGTGGCGATGCCGATCAGTCGGGTGATGTTCGGGAACAGCCCGGCCCAGCGCGTCATGGTCCCGGCAATGCCGGTTAGCCGCTCCATCAGCGGGGTCAGGATAGGAATCAGCGCCTGGCCGAAGGCAATGCGCAGCGCCTGCACTGCGGCGCCGAACTGCTGCCAGGGGTCGACCATGGCCTTGGCCATCTTCTCGGCCTGCTCGAGGCCGTGCACGTTGCCCAGCTGCTCCATGCTGTTGGCCAGGCCCGTGGTGTCGGTCATCAGCAGCTTGATCAGGCCCACAGCCTCGTCGGAGCCGAATGCCTTTTTCAGCGCGTCGGATTCGGCCACGTCCAGCGTGTCGCCGAACTTGCCCTTGAGCTTGTCCAGGATCTGCAGCATCGGCAGCATTCGGCCCTGGCTGTCGGTAAACGACAGGCCCAGTTTTTCCTGGGCGCCGCCCACCCCGGATAGGAAGGCCTTGTACTTGGTACCGGCTTCGGCGCCACCCATGGTCGCCTGCAGCGTGCCGAGGATGGCCACCTGCTCGGACAGGCCGATGCCGGCGGACGTCGCACTGGCACCGATCGACGTGAACGCGTCGCTCATGTCTTTGCCGGTGGTCTTGAACATCTGCACGGCCAGCGCCGTCTGGCCGGTCAGGTTCTCCACCCACTCGGCTTTGCCCATGGCATCGGCCTGGTTCTTGAAGATGCCGTACATGGTGCCGACGTAGCTGGTGATCGTGCCGGCGTCGGCTTTTGTCGCCTTGGCCAGCAGGTTGCTCGCATTGGTGAACGACGACAGCTGCTCGCCGGTGAGCCCGGCGATCGCCGACTGGATGTCATAGGCCGAGGCCACGAAGTCACGGGCGTTCGCGCCGTAGGCCACGGAGAACTCCAGCGCCTTGTCGTTCAGCCGCTGCAGCGCGTCCTCGGCCACGCCGAGGGATTTCACCTCGCCCAGGGCGCGGTTCATCTCCAGCGCCGGCTGCAGCGATTCGTTGATGGCCAGCCCAGCGCCCACCATGCCGGCCAGGCCGAAGCCCATCTGCCGGATGTTGTCCTGACCTTTCTCGGCCAGCTCGTTGAAGCCCATCTTCACCTTGCCCAACGGCGCGCTGACCTGGTCGGTCAGCTTCAGGATGAAGTTCAGGGCGGCGCTGTTCGTAGCCATCGATCACCTAACCATTCAACGCATGGGCAATGCCGTTCGCTACGGCGATCTCCATGCGTCTCCAGTACTCGTCCTCCAGCCACTTGGCGGTGCCCATGTTCTCGGGGGTGGGCGCCGCGCCAGGTAGCCAGCGTTCAGCCAGGGCCATCAGCTGGCCCAGGCCGTCTTCGGTCAGTCGTTCGGCTCGGTGGAGGGCTTTTTTACCGCCACCTCAACGTCCGGGCTGTACTCCTCGAGCAGCGTGCCGGCCACCTGCATGGTCAGCACCGGGTTGGCCAGCAGCGGGCGCAGCGCGTCCTTTTGGTCGGGCTGCACGGTGGTGGTCAGCAGGTTGTGGCCGGGGGCGACCTTGTTGCTCGTGGTCAGCGCGTTGAAGTACTTCGTCACGTCCTGGGCGGACAGGTTGAACGTGAAGTCGGTGGCGCCGATGGTGATCACGATCTGGCGTTGTGCGGTCATGCTCTGTTCCTCATAAGGGCTTCGATGTGGGCGCGCAGGTTGCTTTCCAGCTTGTCCATGGCGCGCTCGAAATCGGTGGTTTTCGGGTAGTTCTGGGCGATCTCCACGCGCAGCTCCAGGTGCTCGCGTCGCGCCTCGCTCACCTGCCGGAACAGATGTGCCTGGAAGCCGATCACGGCGGTCAGCAGCAGCTCCGGCAGCAGGTTCATCAGGTTCTCCAGCAGGCCCATGTCAGGCGCTCCAGTTGCCACGCCCGCCGATGCGCACCGCGGCGTGCATCAGCCAGGCGAGGGCCTTGTTCATGCCTTCCTCGAGGAGGGCGGCGTGGAAGATCCTGTCCGCCTCGCGCTTGGTGAAGCGGTGGGTCAGGTTCGTGTAGATGAAGTCGTGCACCACGGCCGGCCGGCGGGCCTGCACGTGGTCGCGCGGCACGATGCGCCAGGCCAGGCGGGGCACGCTGGCCAGGTCGGTGCGGTAGCCCACCGGCACGATCACGCGGCGCCCATCGGCGGTGCGGTACTGCAGCGGCTTGACCACCTTCCACAGCGCGTCGCCGGGCACATGGCGCAGCTCCAGGTCGCTTTCAAAAGGCATCGGCTGCGCACTCCACGCGGATCCGGTTCGGCGCCGTGCTGGTGGCGATCGCCTCGCGCAGCACGCTGCGGCCGATCTCCGGCGCCGCGCAGTAGCGGCTCACCAGCGTGCTGGCGGCGGTGGCCACCGGGTTGCTACCGGCGCAGGCGGCAATGCCGAGGGTGGTGACCAGGGCAAGCGCGCAGGCCAACAGCTGGGTCTTGAACGAGTACTTCATGATCAGTAGCTCCAGATCATCGGGCGGGGCAGCTGCTCGGCCGGCGCCATGTCCAGGTGAATGAACCGCCCGCTGCCCTTCTGCTGAACGCCGATGCCGGTGAAGGGCAGCGTCATGGCCAGGCGCAGGATGGAAACCGCCGCCGCACCGCTGCAGGCGATGTCCAGCGCCGCGCCGGTGCTGTGCGCGCCGGGCTTGGTCTTGCGCGCCTCCACCGGGTGCTGGCGGCAGCGGTAGGCGCTGCTGATCACCAGCGGCTGGCCGTACAGCGTGCGCAGCTGTTGCACCGCCTCCATGAAGGCTGGGTCCATCTCGGTGCCGTCGCTGCCGCAGCGACCGCATTTGCAGCGCAACTCGGCGTAGCTGAAGTTCGGCCAGGGGCTCTTGCTCATCGGGTGGCTCGCTTCTCGAAAAGGGTTTGGCACGGGGTGCAGCGGGTCACCCCGCCCAGCGCGCGGCGCTTGGCGGGGATCTCCTCGTCGCAGTCCTGGCAGTGATGCAGGCTCGGGCCGTTCGGTGAGCGGGCCAGCTGGGCGGCCAAGGCGCGCTCCAGCTCCCGTTCTTCGCGGTCAACCGCGCGATCGACCCAGTCCGCCATCAGCGCAGCCCCTCGATCTCTTCAGCGGCGAGGTACGGCACGCCGTTGATGCGGATGAAGTCCGGGCTGGTGACGTCGAAGGGCACCTTGTGCTTGCTCTTCTCGCCGCCCTTGGGGTCGATGTTCAGCAGGCTGGATACCTTCAACTTGCAGCCGAAGGCCTCCACGCGCAGCTCCTCATCGCCGGCCTTGGCGAAGAACACCGAGTCGAACGGATCGAGCTGGCGGAAGCTGCCGGCGCGCTTGGCGGCCTCGATCAGCAGGTTGAAGTTGGCGGTGTCGAATTCCATCTCGCCGCCGGCGGAAACATCGCCGTCCACGTGCCCATTGGGCACGCCCTTGTCTTGCGCCACCGCGGTGTTGTCGGTGATGTCCAGGGTGCAGCTCTCGACGTGAACCAGCAGGTCGCCCAGGTTCACGTCGAAGTTTTTGCCACCGATACGTGCCATGCGGGCTTACTCCGAATCGTCGTTGGAAAGGTCGAGGGCGATGTTCGCCGTGAGGTCTTTCGGGCAGTTGTAGGGCTTGAGCTTTAGGTAGGCCTCGACCTTGGTCTTGCTCTGCCACACCAGCACGATGTCGCCGTCTTTCGGCGGCTCGATCTCGCCCGGGAACACCTGGCCGGCGAACTGCACCGAACGCGACATCGCACGCAGCGGTGCCATCAGCGCGCTGGTGGCCGCGGCCATGGAATTGGGGGTGCTGTTCAGGCGGCGGTCGGCGACCCGCTGGATCAGCAGGATGCGCACCCGGCGCGCGGCCTTGTCCGCCAGGCGTAGGTACTCCACCACCTGGAAGTCGCTGCCCGGCGCGTCGAGCATGTTGCCGTCGCCCCAGAACACGCCCGGGTAGTCGGGGTAGGTCTGCGACACGCTGAAACGGGCGCTGTCCAGCTCGGCGCGGATGGCCGAAGGCAGCGGGATGCCGTCGACGTCCACCGGCGTTTCGCCCAGGCCCAGCACGGCGCCTGTGGCCACGCGCATGGGGCTGTCGGCGATGCTTACTGCGGCGTTGGCCAGGCGCCCGGCCAGCACGCCAAGGTCGTTGCCGTGCAGCTGCGGTACCACCAGCACGCGCGGCGCGGCCAGGTCCTGGACAATGGCGCGCTGCTCGATCAGGTACTGGTTCCAGGTCTGCAGGTCCGGATCGCAACCGGCGCTTGCCGCCATCACGAACACGCGGCGGCCGTAGGTGCTGTTCAGCATCACCGCGGCGTCGTGCATCGCACTCAGCTCGGCGCCGCTGGTCACCGGCGAGGTGATCACCACCGCCTCGACCGAGAAACCCTGCTGCTGGGAGTACTCCAGGGCGTCCTGCCAGTTGCCGGCTACCGCGTCGATCGGCGCAGCCAGGCAGGCCCAGCGGTCGCCGCCGTTCAGGCGCGCCGCGGTGACCTGGCGCTTCAGGTCGCTGTCGGCTTCGCCCAGCGCCGCGTCCAGATCGCTCTGGGTGTTCAGGGGGATCAGCTCGCCGACGTTCGCCGCGGCCGGGCCGATGAAAAGGAAATAGCGCTCGATCTCGGTCACGGCACCCTGGCCGAGGTTGAGATTGTTGACGCTGACTTTGCCGAGTGCCATGCAGTGCCTCGCTAGCGGGGTGAGTTAAGGATTTGCGGGAGCAGGTAGGCGATCAGCTCGTTGACTTCCTGCTGGTTGGCCACGCCGAAGAACTCGCGCTTGGGCAGCTCGATCTCCCAACTGGTGGGGCCGGGTTTCTCTTGCTTGAGCAGGCGAATCAGCAGGCCCGCCTGGCTGTACTTGATGTTCTGGACGATCCAGTCCGCGGGCGGCCGCAGCCAGCGCTGGCCGCCGCGCTTGGTCTTGCCGGCGCGGATCTTGAAACCGAGCCGGCGCAGGCGCTTGGCCTGCTCGGCGGTGGCCATCAGCGGCGTGACCCGGCTGAAGGCGCGCATCTGGCCGGCGGTGCGGCGCTGCACCATCCCGGCGTTGTGGATGCCGGCGATCATCGCGGTCTTGCGCTTGCCCCAGCCCAGCTCGGCGGCGTCCTCGGTCAGGCGCACCACGGATAGTCCGGTGGCCAGGCCGGTCAGCATCTTTGGCTTCTGGCCCTTCTTGCGTTTGCGGGCGCGCGGCGCGAAGGCGCTGCCGTGCAGGTCGGCCTGTTCACGGACACGCTTGCGCCACCCGGTACGAATGCGCAGGGCGGTGCGGTTCATCAGCCGGCGGCGCAGCTTCGGCGGCAGGTCCAGCAGCGCGAGCTGGGCGGCCACGTCGAGCTGGCCGCGCACGTCCAGGTTGAACGGGTTACTGGCTGC